TTTTTTGGGTTTGGCTCTAGTAGCTTTGCTCCCAGATTTAGGCTTCCTGCTCCCAGTCTTAAGCCCTCCGCCAACGTCTTTTTTGCCGACGGAATCTTTAATCTGTAAGCTTCCAACTGTTTTGCGACTACTGAGTTCTGCAATGAGTGCTTCATCTGTGATCTCAAGTTCTTCACCTGGATAGAATGTGACATTCGCCCCAGTGCCAATCCTCCTAATAAGAGGCTTAAGCCCATGATTGATGATCTTGACCATATTCTAAGACCTCCAATCACTCTAAGCGTTCAGATCTCTGACACTACCACTGGTATTAAACTTGTAAGTAATTAATTCCATTGCACTAATTAATGCAAATTGCTTGGTTAATGATTGCGTTACAGCTAGATTATCATTAGCTACATAAGTTGTTGGTGCTGCAACTCTTAAAGCAAGTTGTGGCAAGTCCAACAAGTGTATTCTTGATACTGTATCTTTTGCTACGTGTTGTGAAACGAAAATTGGTATACCATTGTAAGATCCAACTCTGCTGTCGTAGTTAAGACCTGATTGTCCAAGAACTCCGTTTTGTGAAGCTGCTCCACCTTGTGCAGCGTCGTATCGTAGGATAGTAGCTGCGCCACCATCTCCACCTTTGGTTAATAACTGTTGTAAGTTCATGTATGTGTCATGACCTGTCAATATAATTAAATCATTATAGTTTGCACCATTGGTCATTGCACCTTCAATTATTGTATCTAGCATTGCAGTTGTAAGTGCTCTGTCGGTTCCACTGTTGTGTGAAACTGTTGCATCTGCCCAACTATTTGCTGATCTGTCAATAGTTGTGTACATATCAATATCTGCTCTAGCTGAAAGTGTTGCGTTAGCTGCAGCGTCACTCATTGTGACACGATCAATAGATTCTAAATTGTTTCCAGCTACCGTTTCTGCTGTTGCTAATAACATTTCATCCATACCAAAGACGTGAGCATCTCCCATTTCTTTTCTCATGAATGCTGCTAATCCTTTCAAACCATCATCTGCGTCAGATAGTAATTCTGCTTTGGTTGAAATTTCGTAAGGTGTTACGACTTCTTTCAATGTAGCATTAATTTCTACTAAAGTTGGTGCTGTTGTGTCGCCGAAAGCTGCGCCTTCTGCGGTTCCTGCAGCGTAATCTGCGTTACCACCGTCATCTACTGGACGAGTTGTCATAACTCTCCAACCTGATTGTGTCCAAGGTTCTTTCTTCAATAGCTTTGCTACTTCAGACTTGGTGTTTAACTGATTGTAAACTTTTGCGCCGTATACAACATTGAAAGCTCCTGCAACGTTAGATGTAGTAAAATCTAAATCACCTTTCTCTATGCCATATCGTTTTGCTATGCCTAATGTCCCACCGTAGTAGGAATTTATATATTCTTCCATTTCCATGTTTAGTTACCTCTCTCTAGCGCTTCTAATTCTTCCCATGACTTGGTTACAAGATCATCGAAATTGTATTTTGCTTTAGGAGTCTCAATAGTTTTTGGAGCTGGTGTATTCTTGGATCCTGAGTATACGTTAAATCCGTACTTCTTCAAAGTTGCCAAGGATTTCTCCAATGTGTCTTCTTTTTCTTTAGGTTCAACAGATTTTTCTTCTTCTGCTTCTTCCTCTTCTTCTTCTTCCTCTTCGGCTTCAGCTTCATCTTCTTCAGCTTTCTCTTCTTCTTCCATCTTAGCTTCTCCTTCGGCCATCTCTGCCAAATAAGCCATAACTTCTTTAAGTTTGCCTAGAGTTTGTTCAAGATCTTTAGTAAGTTCTTCTTCCTTGTTAAGATCTTCTTCTCTAACAGGTTCTTCTAACGCTTCTGCAGCTACAGGAGCTTCTTTGATCTCCTCAACTGATTCGGATTCTTCCGATTTATGCGTTCCGCATGTGCAACTGGACATATCTGTTATGTGGGGACAATAATATATAAAGACTTTTTCTATTTCGGAATTAACCTTTTAGACCGCTTGGTCCTGTTGAAGTTCCCATATCTAATCTAAATTGCATACCTGATGTTCTACCTGTGCCTCCACCTGGTTTCTTGTAACTTTGATCAAATCTACCTGGATTGTACCACAACTCAGAACAGAAGGCTCTCTCATCTCTTACTGGATCTCTTCCTGGCATTCTTTCTATTCTTCTAACATTAGCTCTGCAATTATCAAACCATACCTTACCTGGTGTTTTCTTTTTACTAATATACACACCATGTTTTATCATTCGCATTATATCATTAAGATGATCGTTTGTTTTCTTAAGTGAATCTGTTTTAACTGTTGTCATAGTCTCAGCTTTACCTAGTATATCAGATACGTTTTTCTTACTCCACATCTTACAAGACCAATACCTTGCTTTGTCTTTAGGACCTGGACTATCACAATTATGTCTTGCTCTAAATTGTCTGCGTTTATCTGGATCATCACGTTTGATGTCCATCTTAGGATCTCCAAACTTAACAACTACTACGTTGCCTTTACTGTTTTTAACATAAACTCCAAACTTCTTTTTTTCATTACTTAATCTAAATGGTTTGTTTAATTGTACTTTACGACCCTGATACTCGGCTTTAGTCATTGGAACACAATTAGGTACTTTCCTACCACCTTGATATTTGAATCCTACCATTTCATAACCACTCCAACATGGTTCTTTTCTAAATGATTTAAGTATGTCATCAAGTAACTCATTAGATTTACTGTATCTTCTAGCTTGTATGGCCCTTTCTTGCCTTACAGCTCCAGCCCTAGAGTCATGGCAACCTAACACCTTTCGATCCTTCTTACCAAGTAAACAATATTCTTTGCCTCTACGTTCTATGATTTTCTCAACCATACCTTCTACTTCGTCAAGTGTTACTTGTACTGTAGATTTAGCTTTAGCCATTGCTACTTGTCTTACTGTAGCATCAGGATTAGCAGGATTATCTCCTACCCAAGAAACTGACCAAAGATCCAACTCGTTGATTTGATTGTGGCAACTATCTTCATCACAAATCTTTTCCTGATCCATTGCTTCTCCCCTAATGCTACTGGCTCCAGTGGAACCAAACTCTTGTATTTCTTTCCATACTTTATTATGCATGGATAATTTATCGTGAATGCCTACTCTTATTTTAATTTTACCATCTTTAACTTTGTAAGCTAATGGAAGTCCTATTGGTTGTTCTTCATGTCTGTATGAATATACTCCATACTTCATATAAAAATCCATAGACTCTTTAATTGTTTCTGTAGGAATCTTATCGTTCTGTTTATCTATAACTGGAGATGAGATATATGTCTCCATTGTTCTATCATTATACCATTCGGGCCTGTAGACTATCCAACCTGTATCGTTCTCGTTTTCTTTAAAGATAGTGCGTACTGCCACAATACCACTTTAAGATTATTATTATTAAAGTTTTTCACTACTTCGGAGACAGACAGACACCTTCATTTCCACTGGAACTTTTATTATATAAGAAAGACTATATCTTATATAGCTAATAAGCCGTCGAATCGTTCTTAAAATTAAAAAAGAAATGTATAGATACTTCTAGTAAGTTGCAGTGGAAACGAAGGTGTGTGTGTCTATGTTTTGTTTTCAAACTCAGCTTCAAGCCTTTCAGCTAACATAGTTGACCAAGTTAGTTTAAAGTTAGGGGCTTCTTTTACTACAGCTCTTCTAAAATAAGGTCTAGGTTTTAATCCATTGTCACGTATGTGTTTTGCAATACGAAAAGCTTCATTTGTATCGCCACCTAAAACTCTACTTGTCCATTCTATTATGCTTTCCATAAACGAACCATCTCCTGATGTTGCATTATGAGGGCCTGTGCCATACTCTACATGATTTGCATAAGGTAATTTTGTACCAACATAATAAGTAACCAACCCATTTGCAAGTTCTCTATTACCGTCTACTTCTACTGCTAGTTTAAGTGCCCTGTCAGATCCTAAACCTTGCGGATATGGTTGATTCATTTCACTAACTACATCGCCTTTAATATCTAATGCTGTTTGTTCTATTGCATCTGCTGTTATTTCCATTATTGCATCTGGAAGTATACTAAAATCATTATAGACATTGCCTAAATTAGGATCAAAGTCCATTGTTATCTTTACCATTATTTGTAGCCTAATACAGTATCAACATCATCATCACCGTATTTTTTCTTCCATTTACGTTTTATGTATTCTTCACCTTTTTTATAATGATCGTATTTAACTTTCTGCATCTGTTGTTGTCTAACAATATGTGGACCTCGTTTCCACTCTAACTCTGACTGACAACCTTGACACAATCCACTACCTAATATATGTACTGACATTGGCCCTAACCTACATTTTTTGCAACTACCGCTCATCTTACCATCACTAAAACCGTCCTTTGATTAGGATGTAATAAGGCTTTTCCCGTAAGTGTAAAGTTGTAACTAGCTCCAATTTGTTGTTGTAAAAGAATCAACTCATCTAAAAACATACCACCTGCTGGGATCCTGCCACTTAACTCTTGATGAGCGCCACAAGTTCTACTGTCATTAATAATCTGTAAACTATACTTAAATCGATCTCCTAAACTTTGCTCTGCTTTTGCATAACCTCTAAACCGACCTTCGTTAAACACATTTAACATTTCAGTTCTAGCTACTCGACCTAACTTCCAAGCTTGTGTATTAGCTACACCTCTTACTTGATCTACCATACTTGCCATTGCTACGTTAAGTGCTGCT